TCGGATTATAGACAAATCAAATGACTAAAGGATTTCGGTACCTCTGAAGGAAGCTCAAAAGTATACAAGAGACGCTTATCAGCTATAGCCGATTATGAGGGTAAAACCCGAACAATCGCTATAGGAGATTGAACGTCTCAAGTATACTTGAAGCCTTTACATGCGAGAATTATGAAAGTTCTAAAACAATTAGATACTGACTTAACTTTTCGACATGAAAGTCTTCCAAGAATTGTGAAAGTATACTGAGACAAAAGTCAAAAGTTAGGAATTAAAGATCTTCTCTCCTTAACAGGATTGGAGAAATATAATCCCTTTTCAATTGACCTAGTTTCAGCAACTGACAGAATTCCGGTTGATCTTTCAACAGTAGTCCTATCCTTGCTATGAGACAGTGATGAACTGGCTCAAGCTTGGAAAAGACTAATGGTGTCTTGACCGTTCGCCACGCCGAAAGACAGAAACTTAAGCGAACGGAAAATGGTTAATTATGCTATAGGACAACCCATGGGACTATATAGTTCCTGGGCAACCTTAGCAATAACTAATCATGTTCTTGTTCGCTTAGCAGCTAACCGGCTGGGGTTTGACAATTTCTCAGACTATTTGGTTCTTGGAGATGACATAGTCATCTTCAGTCCTCAAGTAGGATGAGAATACGTCAACTTAATGAAGTCTATAGGTGTTTCAACGAAACCCGAAGACTCCATTAATCCAAAGACGAATCACTCTCTTGAAATGGCTAAACGCCTATTCAGGAGAGGGGTTGAAATTAGCCCGATACCACTAAGTTTAGAGAAAACAAATTTAGGTTTATTTTCTTTATATCTTAGTGATAGAGGTGTCTTGTTTCCTCTGAAAGCTTTGTATCCCGGGGACGTAAATAAATTACGTTCCCTGACTGCTGCTGCCCTGCTTAGATTTTGAAAAATGGTACCACTCTGGAGTTATCCAGGTGATTACCATGGTTCGAAAAATCTAGAGCAAGCTCTATCTCGGATCGCGCCGAATAGTGATGCAAATCACTATTGGGGTAACGTCCATCTGACGAGCACTCTTTTATTGGCACATGAAGTGTTCAATAAATGAGTAGCAACAGAGTCGTATAAGTTGTTTGATTCATACGAATCAGCTACTAGCGGCAAATCCATTTCCGCTAGAAAACTGAAACGTAGAATAATCAAACTCTTATCTCACAAAGAGCGTCGTACAAAGCTAAACGACCCGGCTTTCGTCAATAATCTAAACAGGTGAATCGATTCGGGAGTTCTTGCGAACTCTCTTAAAAATTCAACAATGTTCAGATATGTTCAAAATCAACACTCTTACGTAAGTGAGAGCGAGAAGATGGACATAACTGAGCTTTACCCTGGATATCCGGAAGTACTCAATGAAATGCGACAATGATTAGTCGTCGAAATCAAAGATGTATGACTGGATACTCGAGATAAAATTGACAATCAAATGGTTCTCGGTATAGAGAAAGCTTTTAAGGAGCTTAATCTTCCTGAAGACCAACTGACTGCATTATATGAGTGATCGCTAACCCAGCAATCACTAATATAATTAACTCTGTCTATTGAGGGAAACCGTCTCAGACCAACGGTTAAATTGGTCCGGGTAGC